CAGAACCTAATAGTGATAATGAAATTAAGTTAATTGTTACAGGAAATCCTTTTGGTACTGAATTAAATGTAGAAGTAAACGCATTTATTAAACCAAAAGATTCAATCATTGAAGAATTCTTTAATAATTTAGATGAAATCCAAACATTATTAATTGATAGAACATCCTCACCAATTTATACCGCAACATTTAAAGTTCCAAATACAAGTTTAGACGGTTCAAAAACCGAAATTAGTAATTTTGATGTGACATGGCCAATTTCTAAAGATGGGTGGAACATTCAAATTGTTGGACTTGGTTATGAACAATACATTGAAAGATTAAGTGGTATTGGTGACGAGATTGACGATTATAAATCCAATTTAGTTGTTAGATTTTTATCCGCACCACAATTATTTGAATTTGATACTGAAGACCAAAAGGTTCAATCCCTTTTTCAATTATACGGACAAAGTTTTGATAGGGTAAAAAAATATATAGATAACATTGCTTATATGAGAAATGTAAGTTATGATAGTATTAATAATGTACCCGATTTATTATTAAAAAATTTAGCAAACACATTAGGTTTAGATACTGTTAATCTATTTGATGAAAAATCATTGAATGATACATTGTATACAAGAACCGACACACAATATGCAGGGTTAACTGTCGGACATACATTGGTTGATGCTGAACATGAATTCTATAGAAGATTATTAGTTAATTTAGCACACATTTATAAATCAAAAGGTACAAGAGCGTCTTTAGAATTCTTTTTAAAATTCTTGGGAGCTCCCGAACCAATGATTAAAATTAACGAATACATTTATGAAGTATCTTCAGTACCAAAAGTACAAAGTGTGTTAGGTAACGATGTTTACGATTTAATAAATGGTTTAAAGGTAACAACACAAGTTACAAGTGTTACTGAAAGTGCAACAGGTATAACATACAATACACAATCTATTACAGGAACAACAAATTTAAGTTCAGATGAATATCCGATTGATGAAAATAACTTACCGAGAAAAGTAACTAATTTAACTGACGACATATTCTTTCAAAAAGGTGCTGGTTGGTATGATTTAACTTTGAATCACAGATCAACAATGGTTGTTGACAAAGACAATTCTATTTTAACAGGTTACACTAAAACAATTAAAACTAAACCGAAAGATTATACATATGGTGAAGATTATTTTGATAGTTTTAGAAATTTACAAGGATTAGGATATGGATTTGAATTAGATTCGAAAATTGATAATAAACAAATTAATAATTCAACTACCTCTGATTCTAAATTAATTTTAAATAGAAAAAATTTAAATGTTAATTTATCTGCGTCAAGAGCAATTGATTATGACATATGGAGACAGTCAAGAAACTTAGGAATTGACTTTGGTAGTGCAACATTATACTCTCAAACGGGATATACATTTGCAGAATATCTTGATACAGTTTTAAATCAAACAATTAAAAATTCAAATGTAATCAAATACAAAAGCAATTATATTGTTCTTCAGGACATTTATGATGATTACATGAATCAAGTGAATAATACGGGATACACACCATATAATTTCATTACGGCAAACGAATTTATTGAAAGAATGAGTCCTTATTGGACGAGTGTTATTGACCAATTTGTTCCATCAACAAGTTTGTGGACAGGAGGTAATTTAATTGAGAATAATATTTTCCAAAGGTCAAAATACAAATACAAGAAACCTTGTCAAATATATGAATTTTTAGAACCGGCATTTCCAACACCGGCAGAAGGTAACAGACATTTTCATGAAGAGATATTTCAATTCCAAGATTATTTTAAATATGATGCTACGGGACTAGATGGTGATGATGATTTAAGTTATGATGGATACTTACAATTTTTTCCAATATTTGAAATCGACGGAATAACATATTCAGGTTCAACCGACCCTGTTTTTATACCTATACCGCTTAATTCTGAATATGGTTATAACGCCCCATATATGGGTGTGTCAACCAACAATACGAATATAATATCTTTTGAAAATGTTCCAACACCAACACCAACCTTAACCAAAAAGTTATTGTTCGACCCTGAGAATTATGAGGCAATGCAGGGTTATACTGGTACAACTTATGCTTTATTAAGTGGAACTACAACTACAAATTTTAGTGCTAAATTATATAAAGGAGATGGTACAAATGATTTTGAACCTGATTATAATAAATTAAGAGTTTTGTGGAGAGAAGCAATAATTGATACTGTAAATTATATCAATTTTTATTCAGGTTACACCACAGATGGTATTAATGGATTTAAAGGTACAACACATTCTGGTGGTACAAATACAATAACAAGATTACCAAGAATATCATGTGAATTTTTACCATTTACAGGTGGAACCGATGGAGATGAGTATGTTAAATTTAAATCTTACAAATATGGTCCACATAGTTGTACCGTAGATAAATCTTTTGAATTTAAAGTTGGTTATGGTGCAATTGCATTAGACCCAACCCCAACTCCTACACCAACACAAACACCAACTCAAACACCAACACAAACTAAAACACCAACACCAACACAAACACCAACACAAACACCAACACAAACTGAAACGCCGACTCAGACACCGACTCAGACACCGACTCAGACACCGACTCAGACGCAAACACCAACTCAAACTCAAACGCCAACACAAACACCAACCCCAACACAAACACAGACACCAGCAAGTTCTAATTTTATTGGTAATACATTGTATTTTGGTTCCACGGCAGAAATTGCATGTTCGGACCCATTAAATAGAATTAGTGTGAATGTTACGGGTAATACAACAAGTTTCTGTTCATCAATTTATTTCACCGGTAATACATTTGCCTATCAATCAAGTGGGACATATTATTTACAGTATGATGGAAATTACCAACAAATATCGATAACATATGGTAGTGATGTGGCAGAAGTAACAGGTGCCGGATGTAGCTCATGTCCTGAGCCAGATGAATGGTATAGAATTGAAAATTGTTTTGACTCGTCGACCGGATATACCGATTCATTCGCATCGAATACTTTTAATCTTAACGATAGAGTTGTAACTTATCTTACCCCAAGTAAAGTGTGGAAAGTAATTCAAATATTAACAGCAGATCCTGGTGGAGTTAAAGAAAATGTTGGCTCCACAACACCTGCATCAACTGGATGTCCTACTTTATATCCACTTTATTATGCAACACCTCAAACCGGTTTCACGGAATATTGTACATCACCAGGTTATATCATTTCTGGTACATTTATGACAACAGTATCTAGTGTTGCAGGTATAACACCTGGTAGTTCTGTAATATATAATACCGACGGAACACCTTTTGTGGGGTTAGGTAATGATTATCGATATCCAATATCCAACACAATTAGTGAAAACACATTTGAATTATTTAATTTCAAATATATGAAAGTTGATAGTGAGGGTATTGTTTTAGATTCAGGAAATATTAGTTGTTCGGGAGGAGGAAGTGGTAATCCAGAATAATATTAAAACAATAAAATTAAAAGTAATATTTATAACATATGAGCTTCTTAGATAAAAATAATTCAGAATATCTTTCAGCGAGATTAACACAAAAAGGAAGAAATGCAATTGCAAAGGGTGATTTTAAAATATCATACTTTACGGTTGGTGATTCTGAATATGTTTATAGTGGATTCGTAAGTTCATCACAGAGTGTTTTTACACCATTAGATAAGGATAGTGACATAAAGTACCCATTATCATATGAAAGTGGTTCTTTACCCTATGGAGTCCCTATTACGGGGTCAACATACGAGGTTGTATCAAATCAAATGGGAGAGGCTGGATTTATTTCAGGTAGTGTAATTCAATCATTAGCCGTAACAGGTAATATCACATCTTTAACAGGAACAAATACACTTACTTTAACAAAACCAACAGATAAAAGTTTTAGTGATGCTGAATACATCACATTAGTTTTAGGAACATTAGATACTACAACAATAACAGGATATTCAAATAGTTTAACATATAAAATTGTAAATATTAGTGGTAACACAACAACTGAAATATTAACATTAGATAGATCAACACCCGATTTTAACTCAAGAGGGTTAACGGGTAATTTTACAGTTATTGGTAACAATGTTAAAATTGAATTCCCAACGGATAGTGACCCATTATGTTTACCACCAATTCCAAGTCCTGAAGAACAACATGACCCATGGACATTAAATTCTGTTTGGGGTAAAAAACCAATTGGATTCACATCAACTGATGACGGAGCAAACGTGTTTACAGGTAGTAATCACATTTCAACAAAAGAATTTTTAGGTTACCATTCAAACGGTGGACAATACTTTACAGACATCACTGGTTCGTTAATTACAGGTACAACATATGTTAATGTATTTGGCGAAGAGATTGAAATTCCTTCATCTGAACAAGACAACATCGCTTTATTACATTACTCAGAAATGGGTGATTTAATTAATGACCCCGATAGGGCGTTTAAATATGATGATTATATCGGTACCGATTCTTTTGAGGTCTATATTCCATATATTGACTATCATAGAAATACAGGAACAACAATTGGGGCTAAGTTCCACATTGGAAGTAGCGATAAGTTTGTAGTATCTAAAATCAATCCTAATAAAATGTCAATTTTATATAGAGATTTATTAGACGAACAAGGAATTAAAGTTGGTAAGGTTTTCTTAAATAACAAAGTAATTGTATTTGATGATAAAGAAATTGCTGCGACATTAGATATTAAATCTAATAGAAAATACACATTACCAACACCTAAATTAGAATTAACACACTCAACTGATGGTTCTTACATTTTAGATGGTACCACAGGTCAAACATTATATGTTTCATATGTATTTTCATACTCAACAGACCAAAAATTAAACGGTCTACCTTGTATGAACTACTCTAAAATTTCATTAACACAACCGTCAACATCAGATGTTTGTGCACCAGCAACAAACCCCGCTTCAAATGTTGTGGTAAGATTTACAGGTTCAACTTTATTCGATGCTTTAAAACCATCACTTTCGGGTTTAAAAACTGGATTTGTTGCAAATGAAATGTATGTTTTAGCACAAAAAACAACTAATTCATTACCTTCATCATCGGGTTGGAAAAAAATACCAGTTTCAATAACATTGAATGGAGATAGTTTAATTTCACCATCAAGTGTTACAGGTTTAACATTTACAATTAATAACACAAATTATACCGCGGCTTCAACTTTCACTTTATCAGGACACACGGGACAATCATATTCGGGAGCAACCACACAGTTTGGTGATGAACAACCGTTCGCAGGTTCTGTCAAATTAACAAGAGAAAGTAAAATTGAGGAAATGAATTTCTTGGTGAATCTACCGTCAGGTAAATTCGCAACATCTCAAAATCCAACATTTGTTTCAGGGTATCAACCAAAGATTACCGAAGTTGCATTGTTAGATTCCAATAAAACGGCATTGGTTATTGCAAAAACGGCTAATCCGGTTATAAGAGTTGGTACACAAGTATTTTCAGTTAAACTAGATTTCTAAGCTTTACATTTAAAGATTTTATTCTTAATTTCTACATTATGAGCATAGATGTAAAATTAAAGAATAAGCCAAAAATCTTAGGTCTCGATATTTCGACTAAGACTATTGGGTGGGCACTGTTTGATATATCAGGGTCCAATCTATTAGAGTTAACTCACTTTTCCCCAAAGATTAAACCACAACCTGAAGATAAGTTAGAAGAACTTATGATGAAGGCAAATGCATTTCAAAAACATTTGGACAATTACGTGGATGTGGGAATTACAAAAGTTATTATTGAGGAACCCTTATTAAATTCAAATAACGTTTATACGGTTGGAACATTATTAAGATATAATACAATGATTTGTAAAATGATTTATGATACATTGAAAATCGTACCCTCATTTATTTCAACATATAATTCAAGAAAATTTGCATTCCCAAGTTTGGTAGGTCCAAACGATAAAGGTCGTAATGTTTTATTTGGTGGATACCCAAAAGATATTGATAAGAAACAAGTCATTTGGGATCATGTAAATTCACTTTGTCCTGAAGTAAATTGGTTGTATGGAAAGACAGGTACATTGAAAAAAGAAAATTTTGATATGGCGGATGCTGCTTGTTGTGTGATAGGATATATTAATATGAGTAAATTAGAAAAATCCGGCAACTAACATTTTACATTACAACATAATTAGGTTATACTTATAATATAGGACGGGACGGGGAGTTAAATCCTCGTTTAGTTGGTAGGGAGTCGAGGTGGTGTTCGGCTCCCATTTTTTTTTACAAGATATTTTCTTTATAATTCTACTATCTATGGTAGAAATTGACTACAGTCCCGTTATTGATATTCTTGAAGACATTTTAGGAGAACCTAAGATGCACAATGACTATCGTTGCCAAATGTCTTTTGATTGTCCTACTTGTTCATATGAAATAAAAGGATTGGAACACGGAGACGGAAAAGGAAACCTAGAAGTTAATTACAAATACAATGTTTATAAGTGTTGGGTGTGTGCTGAATCCCACGAAACACATGGTTCCGTACATAAATTGATTAAGAAATTCGGTAACCCCAAACAACTAAAAAAATACACATTATTAAGACCAGAAGAGGATGAAGAGGGTAATAAACGTGTGTATAAACCAGTTAGATTACCTAAAGAGTTTGTAAAATTCAAAGATGTTAGTTTCGGAATGAAATTAACTCCACAATATAAACAAGCTTACAAATATATTCAGAGTAGAAATATATCCGAATTAATGTTACAAATATACAACATTGGATATTGTCCATCTGGTTTATATGAAAATAGGATTATCATACCATCATACGACACAAATAGAAATATAAATTATTTTATAGCACGTTCATATTTGAATTACTCAAAGATGAAATATAAAAATCCTGAAGCACAAAAAGAAACGATAATCTTTAATGAATATCTAATTGATTGGGATAAACCTGTGTATGTGGTTGAAGGTGCGTTTGATAGTATATTCATTCCTAACGCAATTCCAATGTTAGGGAAATTTATGAGTGAACATTTATTCAATGAACTATATACTAAAGCAAAAAAGATAATTATAATTCTAGACCCCGATGCATGGAATGATGCAGAAAGACTATATCACAGAATTAACATTGGTAAACTAATGGGTAAAGTGTGGATAGTAAAATTAGAAGGTAATCAAGACATCGCCGATTTACAAGGAAAAATAAATGAGTGCGATATAAAACAATTAGATTAAATATAAATAAAAATGATAGTAGAAAAACAGTACAGGGTTCAGTTGTTAGACGGAAAAGAAATTACAACACTTTATGAAACAAGACAAGAAGCGGTAAGGGCTCACAGAGGTAACATTAATAAATTAATTGAAGTTCTACCTAGACATACTAAACCAAAAGTCGTGGCACCTACAAATGACCAATTGGCAATAGTGATTAGTGCACGTAGTAATGAAGATTTAAATATTTCAAAAGATTGTGGTTATGCGGTTATGTACAATTGTCCAAAGATGGATAAGATATATGATGGTATGAAATATCTTGAAGTTTCCGATGAGTATGTGTTAGAAGCAACCATTACTAAATTAGAAAAATACGAAAAGAGTGTACACCATCATTGGGTAGGACCTGGTTATAAACCAGATAAAACATGGAAATGGGCTTTATACCACAAAGATGGTAAAATCACACCAAGAAAATCGGTAGAGAATAAATATGACAATACACTTAAAGGAACTCAAGGTGGAATTAGTTATATCAAAATTTAAAAAAAATATGAATTTAAAAGACATATCATTAGAGATTAATGATTTATTAGAGAAAAGAAGAAAAGAATTAGAATTAACATTCATAGAAGAAGAACACATCTACTACATGAAAGATTTGGATGGTGAAATAAAAAGAAATTTCCCATCCGTTTCAAAAATTGTAAAGAAATTTCACAAGTCTTTTGATGCTGAAGGTATGGCATTAAAGATGTCTAAAGGTGACCCTGAAGGGCAAGCAAAATTGCTTGCGGAATGGAAACAAGCCGGTGACTTATCCACAAACATGGGTAGTCGTGTTCACTTCGAATTAGAGTCCGACACAATTTCACGTTTTGGTAACTATAAAGAAGTTAGACAACCAATATTTGAAATCAATGAAGAACAACAACGTAAGAGTGACAACATGATTATCGCGGGAAAACAATTCCTTGATTTAATGTTAGAAAGAGGTGGAATATTATTAGATACTGAAATTGTATTAGGCGACCCAACCGAACAATTCACAGGACAACCAGATAAGGTTTGGTTAATGATGAATAAAGAGAAAGATGATTTTGGATTTGTTATTACAGATTGGAAAACAAACCAACCAAAAAACTTTGAAGTACATCATTACACGGATAAACTATATCCACCATTTAACCATTACCATAATAACGCATTAGGACATTATTATTTACAACTTCCTTTATATGGAAGATTGTTACGTAAGATGTTGGAAGGAACGAAATACTCAGACACCAAATTGTTAGGTAATGTGATTGTTCTTTTAAAAGACGACTCAACATTTATTGAGTACAAAGTTCCACCACAAATTAACAACGCAATCCAAACAATGGATTTATCAAAATATATTTCAAGATGGTCAAAAAAATAATACACATTGCCGATTTACATATTCGTACAATTCAAATGCATGAATTATATAAAGAACAATTTAGTAAACTACTAAAAGAACTAAGTGGTAAAGTATTTGAATGGTTAGAGGAAGGTGTTAATTGGGATGAAATTAGAATTGTTATTGCCGGTGATATCGCACATCAGAAAATTAACATTTCTAATGAACAGTTGATGTTAACGAGTTGGTTTATCAGAGAACTTACAGAATATGGTAAAGTTGTTATCATACCTGGCAATCACGATTTTTTAGAAAACAACACACAAAGATTAGATAGTATTAGTCCTGTTGTAGAATTATTAAACAATCCACACATTGAATATTATAAAGATAGTGGTGTTTATAAAGATGAAAATATTAATTGGGTGATTTACTCATTGTATCAACATAATACAAGACCCGAATTCACAAAAGAAGATGGTCAATTTAATGTTGGTTTATTTCACGGACCTATTATGGGACTATCAACAGATTTAGGATATGAATTTGAAGATGCGTACGACCAATTAAACTTTGTTGATTTGGATTTACTTCTATGTGGTGACATTCATAAAAGACAACAATTTACACTACCTAATGGTGGTAAAGCAATAATGGTTGGATCATTAATTCAACAAAACTTTGGTGAAACAGTAAAACACCACGGTTATGGTATATACGATATGAAGAGTGATGTTTATACTTTTCATGATTTACCAAATGAACAACCATTTCTTCACTTTACTATATCAGACATAAAAGACATTGAAAATGGAGAAGAAGTACACGTTAACCTTGGATAAAGAATTTATTCTTTATTGTGAGTTAAACGAAATAAAAGATATTGACAAATTAGCCAATGATACATTCACAAGGGGGTTTACACTATTAAAGTATGGTGAAACCCCCGTCGGAAATACAAAGGTTAAAGAAAAAATAGTTGAAGTCATAAGAGAAGTTCCTGTTGAAGTTATTGTCGAAAAAGAAATTAGGGTTCCTTATGAAGTGCAGATTATCAAAGAGATTATAAAAGAAGTTCCCGTTGAGGTAATAAGGGAAATTATTAAGGAAGTGCCGGTTGAAGTTATAAGAGAAGTACCAATAGAAGTCTTTAAAGAGGGTAAAACTAAAACCAAAACAATCACCAAGGAAATCATAAAGGAAATACCTATCGAAGTGATTAAAGAGGTTATAAGAGAAGTTCAGGTAGAGAAAATTGTAGAAGTAACTAAAGAAGTGGTTAATGATGTTGAAATAAAAAGATTAATTGAAGAGAACGAAAAATTAAAATCGGATTTAGACAAAATTACTGGTGCATTAACTAACATGAATAAAGGTAAGTTAATGAAGAACAGTAATTTGAGTAGTTTATATGACGAATAATTTCCGGCAACATTCTTTTTA